CAGACGTGGTGTATTCACTCAGCGTTCAGGATGGCTTATACAACAACGCCTTCGCTTATGCACCTGCGCGTATTGGAGGCATTCGAAACCTGATTGTACCACTTCCTGCTGACAAGGTAAAGATGCACCTCAGCGGAAAGAAACTCAAGCAAATGGATGCCGAGGATATGGTTGACAAATTCACCTTTGTGTACGACACTGGAGACAAGGAGGCAATCGAGTGGGTGGATATGCTCTATGTTACTACTGACGATGGCATGAACATAATCAAGCCCGTTAGCCGAGTGGAGACCTTACGCTTCCCCCTGTCAAACATTCGAGCGCAATACCACAAGCGCAATGTACTACTCGAAAACATTGGAGCAATTGGCATCCTGTCGTCTGAGAATAGCGACATGGCAGGAGCAATCCCAATGACCCCTGAAGAAAAGCAGCAAGTTCAACGCGATTGGTTTAAACGGCAGAAAGACGAATTAATCATTACTGAGGCAAAGGTGAAGTGGACGCCAATGAGTTACCCGACCAAAGACCTGATGCTATTCGAGGAACTGACTGCAGACAAATTGGCTTTGTTTGATGCATACGGGCTGAATGCTAATATATTCAGTTCGGTGGAAGGCACGACCTTCTCCAATGTGCGCGACTCAATTCGTATGATCTACACCGACACCATCATTCCTGAAACGCAGAGCCTTTATGACTCGATGATGCGCCAATGGGGACTGCATGAGCAGGGTTACTACCTAAAGGCAGAATTCGACCATTTACCGATCATGCAAGACGATGAAGTCCAAGCAGCGAACACCATGAAGATAAAAGCCGAGACACTGGAGAAGTTACGGAATTTAGGGGTAAATATGGACGAAGAAGAAATTCGTCATTTATTGAGAATTGATTATTAACTTTACAATATGAAAGGAAATCTATACAACACCAAGACCCTTGACGGCATCAAGGACATGGACTCTGAAAAGCGGCAGGTAGCAGTGTACCTGTCAAAGTTCGATTCAATGGATAGCGACTCAGATATTATCCGGAAAGGATCGTTCACGAAGTCCATCACTGAACGTGGGGTAAACTCAACGAGCAATCGCAAGATAGCATTCCTAAGGCACCACGATTGGCAGCAGCCAATTGGTAAGTGGTTGACTCTGCAGGAAGATGACTATGGGTTATTCGGGGTGGCGCAGATGGGCAACTCCACCATTGCCAAGGACGCATGGGAGGACTACAAGATGGGAATCATACGAGAGCATTCCATTGGCTTCCAATACGTGCAAGACAAAATCAAATATATCGAGGACGCTTCCCTGTCAACTGGAGGCTACTACGACATAACAGAGGTAAAACTATTCGAGGGTAGTGCAGTTACCTTTGGCGCGAATGAATTCACTCAAGTGGTGGAAGTCAAGTCAGCCGAGGATAAACGCACGAGGCTCATAGAGACCTCTAAGCACATCGAGAACGTAATCAAATCCCTTACAACAGGTGAATACTCAGACGAAAGGGGTTACGCACTTGAGATGCGCTTAAAATGGCTTCAAAACGAATTCATGTTACTCTCAACTGCAGAGCCGTTCGCAAAAGACGAACACTCAGCCAAGGAAGAGCCAACGCAACAATTCGATTGGGCGCAAGTGGTTAAGCAGTTCACCAACAAGTAACTGGACACAATTTAAACTTTAACAAAGTGGAAAATTTAACACCTGAGCAAGTAGTCGAAAAACTTAACGGGCTATTTGCTGAAAAAACAAAAGGGATGGCGACTTCTGAGGAAGTAAATGCTATCAAAAGTGAATTAGGGAAATTAACTTCCCTTGAGGAAAAAAGCGCATCAATCGAGAGCGCGATCGCTAAATTTGAAGGTCAATTGGAGGCTATCAAAGAAACTGCGAAAAAGTCAAACGAAAAAGCCCCTGCGAACTTATCACAGGCTATTCGTATGGTGGTTGCAGAAAAGCACACTGAAATGCTTGACAACGTGGCTAAAGGAAACGACTTCAACATGGAAGTTAAAACCGACACCACAATCACAGGCGACTATACTGGAACTTACGCCTTGACTACTCTTGAGGCAGGGGTAAACAAAATAGCGCGACCTATCCGCAGAATCATGGAGATTTCAAACGTGGGTACTACTTCAAGCAAGTTCGTTACTTACATTGCTCAAGACACTCAGTCAACGACTGGATTCATCAACGAAGCAGGAACAAAAGCGAATGGACAAGTTCAGTACACTGAGGTTTCTGTAGCAGTTAAGAAGGTGGCAGGATTCATCAAGGTTTCTAAAGAAATGTTGAGTGATCTTTCATTCGTTCAGGCTGAAATCAACAACGACTTGATGGCTTCTATCGAACAAAACATGGACGACCAATTGTTGAATGGAAATGGCGCAGGTAACAACATCGATGGTGTTATCAATCAATCTACTGCGTGGGCTGCAGGTATCTTTGCAGGTGCAGTTACTAACCCAACAGTAATCGATGTTCTTCGAGTGGCTAAGGCACAAATCGAAGGGGCTAATTTTACTCCTACTCATATTGTTCTTCATCCGGATGATGTTGCACGTATCGAAATGAGCAAAACGACTCAAGGTGAGTACACTTACCCGAACTTCGCAATGGGGATGGCACCAAACATGCAATTG